AAAGGCACGACCATTGAGAGCCGCAAACAGCCGCTCATGCGCCGTCGGTTGTCCTGTTGGGCGTCCTGCTCGTTGAAGAATCTCGCCTTTGGAATATTCCAGGCGTCTTCCAGGGCCTTCAGTTTGGCGCGCGCTTTTTGTGCAGAGTCCGAATAGATATTATCGACGTAAAACCAGATCAATGACAGAACACATACGGCCACGCCGATGGCGTGTCGCCAGACGGTGTCTACCAAAGTTTCTGACAGGGCTCCGTTGAGTGCGACGAATGCTGCCGCGAGATAGATCGAACCCATGGTCCAGGTGACCGTGTTCACCATCCGCAGCCAGTCGGCCGCCTGCTGATAGGTCACGATCTCTGCCTGGGGCAGTGCAGGGGTTTGCAATTCTGTGATCCTAGCCTCCAGCTGCTCACATTTTGTTTTCAGCTCTGCATTCTTTTTTTCGAGCGTAGAAGGACTAAACGTATACGGGGTGAAGGACTGGGGCGTTTGCGGCTTCGGACCGAACGTCGCCTCCCACATGGTGAGCTGGCTCACAATGAGCATGAGGGCAAGTCCAACGATCAATCCGTAAACAAAAACAGGCTGCAGAATAATGTCTTGCATGACTGACCTCGTATGTGGGCAGACATTGAAAAATCCAACAAGCGACGGAAAATTCTGGCAAGCGACGGAAAAATTCAGGCAGTGAAAATTCAGGCAAGTCTCAAAAAATAGCAATGAATGGTCGCAACCGGATGGTGGTCACGCCTGAAAACGGAGCGAGTATACCTTTCCGGGCCTTTTCGACAATTGCCGTCTTGCGGGTAGTGGCACCAAAAGTGCCGGCGCATAGCGCGTTACGGCTTCGTCGCCCACGGTCGTCGGTCTCGCGCCCTCGCGCAAGCGATGGTATGCTGTGAGAAAAGCAGGGGTGGAAAGCAGGGGCTGAGAATGGCAGTCTCGACATGTATCAAGTGCGGCGGGCATAGTTTCGAGCTTGCGCTCGCCACGCCAATCGGCGACAGCCGCAAACTCTCGATCGTTCAGTGCGCCGGTTGCGGAACGCCCATCGGTGTGCTGGACCCTGTCTCGGGGCCGCTGATCGAGGCTCTCAGCAGCCGGATCGCTGCAATCGACGAGAAGCTGACGCGAATTGCGAAAGCAATCACGGCTTGATCGCCGGGGTTATCAGCGCTGCTTAATCACGTCGTCTCGGGAGCGTTCGATTCAGCAGGCTGCAGAACGCGCGCGCCGCCCGCTCGGGAAGATACGTCAGGTATTGTGTGCCGACTTCCGCGAAATCGTCTTCATCGTTGTCCCAAACCATCCAGTTGTCGCAAGGGTCGGGAAACGCCTCGAACCGCTTATCAGAGCCTTCCAAAGAACTGCGCCTCTTTTTTTTAAATATGGAGCTTCGTCAAACAGCGAGCAAAACCGGCAAGAGTTTGGCGAGCACGCGAATGTGAAAATGTGCGCTGATGCGAATCACGCGTTGCATATCGGGAAGCTTTAACGAACAGTAAAATGATGGAGCCGCATGACGAAAATGTCATGTGTGAGTCTCGCGCGCTTATCCAGCCGGTGCGCACATAATCTGGGAATATGACAGGCTGCGTGATGCGCACGGCACTTGCCGCAGGTATGATCGCCTGTCGCAGAATTGTGTTTTCACGTTATTCAGAATGGAACGGCATCGTTTCCGTTTGCGCGATGGCGCGAATGGCCTAGTGTCGTAAGTGGATCGTGACAAGTTGCGCCCGCCGGACACCCGCGCGGGCGCTTTTGTTTTTGAGATGAATGTTGAAATGGCGGCGCACAGAGCACCAATAGGCACGGCGCGAAGAATCTGCGCATGTGACGGGCTGCGTGATGCGCACAGCACTTGCCGCACGTGTGATCGTCTGTCGCAGAGATGCGTTTTCACGTTGCGCCCGCCGGACACCCGAACGGGCGCTTTTGTTTTTGAGATGAATGTTGAAAATGGCAGCGCGCGGAGCACCAACGGGCACAGCGCAGAAGGCGAGCACGCGCAAGGCAGACGTGATCAAGACCGTCACGAGCAAGACAGGCGCGAACAAGACAGCTGTTCTCGTACCGAAAGCTGCGCGCAAGAAGGCCGCGGCCAGTGACCTGTCGCCGGTCGATTACATGCTCTCCATCCTGCGTGACGAGACGCAATCGCAAGGGGACCGCATGGATGCCGCCAAGGCCGCAGCGCCGTATCTCCATGCCCGGCTGTCCGGCGTGAAACACTCCGGCGAGCTGGCCATGCGCCACGAGGACGCGCTGAATGAACTTGACGACGCGCGAAAGACGAATCCGCCTAAAACTTCGCGATGACTTTCCGCACTACGCCGCAAAATGCCTGAAGATCAGGTCGAAATCCGGCGCGATTGAACCTCTCATCCTGAATCGCGCGCAGCTTCATGTTCATGAGCAGCTGGAAGCGCAGAAGGCTGCGACCGGCAAGGTCCGTGCGCTGATCCTGAAAGGGCGTCAACAAGGCTGCTCCACTTACGTGGAGGGCCGCTACTATCATCGCGTCTCGCATGGTCGAGGCTTGCGCGCTTTCATCCTCACCCACGAGGACGCTGCGACGCAGAACCTGTTCGAGATGGTCACCCGCTATCACGAGCACTGCCATCCGCTGGTGAAGCCATCGACCGGCTCGGCGAATGCGAAGGAACTGAATTTCGACGGGCTCGACAGCGCCTACAAGGTCGGCACCGCCGGCACCAAGGGTGTCGGCCGCTCATCCACGCTGCAACTGTTTCACGGCTCCGAAGTAGGCTTCTGGCCGCATGCCGACACCCATGCTGCCGGTGTGCTGCAGGCGGTGTCGGATGCACAAGGCACCGAGATCATCCTGGAAAGCACCGCCAACGGCGTCGGCAATTTCTTTCATCGCAAGTGGCGCGACGCGGAAAGCGGCAGGAGCGACTACATCGCAATCTTCATTCCGTGGTTCTGGCAGCAGGAATACCGCAGGGAGCCGCCGTCGGATTTTGCGCCGGATGACGAGGAGAGCGAATACGCATCGCTCTACGGGATCGACGCCGCGCAGATCTGTTGGCGGCGGGCCAAGATCATCGAACTGAAGGACCCTGTGTTGTTCAAGCAGGAATATCCGGCGACAGCCGCCGAAGCATTCCAGATGTCAGGACATGACAGCTACATTCCGCCCGCGCTCGTCGCGCGTGCGCGCAAGGCGCAATGCGAGGCATCGGGCCCCCTGGTGATCGGTTACGATCCCGCATGGATGGGCAGCGATCGCCATTCGATGGCGTGGCGGCGCGGGCGGCGTGTGCTGAAGGTGGAATCCAAACAGAAGCTCGACACCGTGCAGGGCGCGGGCTGGGCCAAGGCCGTGATCGACAAGGATAAGCCCGCAAAGATGTTCATCGATGTGGGCGGCGTCGGCGCCGGGGTGTTCGACCAGATCAAGCACATGGGCGAGCCTTACGCTTCCATCATCGAGGCGGTGAATTTCGGCGCGGCACCTTACGAGCCGCCGCCGCTCGACGAGCGCGGCAAGCCCAGCGGCGGGCCGCTGAACCGGCGTGCCGAGATGTGGATGAAATCGAAAGAGTGGCTGGAAGATCCCTCCGGCGCGCAGATCCCGGACAGCGACAGCCTTCATGCTGACGCGTGCGGCCCGGCCTACAAATACGACAGCAACACGCGGCTGGTGCTGGAGAAGAAGGAAGACATGCGGCGGCGCGATGCGCTCAGTCCCGACGAGTGGGACGCGGTGGCGTTGACCTTCGCCAAGCCGGTCGCGCCGTCATCATTCAGCCGTCCCATCAATTATCCACGTCAAGGCATCGCATAAATGGCAAAAATGTCCGTATCCACGCTGCAGGCCATGCTTGCGGCGGAGAAGGCCGATGCGCTGGCCGCGACCTCGTCCGCCAAACTGTCCATCGAGCGCTCTGACGCGATGGACTATTACCTCGGCGACATGCGCAAAGACATGCCGCCGCTGGAAGGCCGCTCCAGCGCGGTCTCCACCGATGTGGCGGACACCATCGAAGGGCTGATGCCGAGCCTGATGGAAATCTTCTGCGGCTCGGAAGAAATCGTCACCTTCAATCCGGTGAGCGCGGAAGATGTCGCCGCCGCCGAGCAGGAAAC